AAGACGATCGACTCCACCGATGAGTTGGGGATCCGGGTCCACATCCTGAACTACGGCGGGTTCCCCGGCGTGGGAGCGATCCAGCCCCTGTTCACCCTGCTCGACGGGGACGCTCACAACCTCCTGCGGATAAGCGCCGTCTGCATGGAACCCGACCCGGGTTTCGTCATGACGGCTCTCGTCGTGACGGCTTTCGACACGGGCGGAATCGAGCGCACGGTCAGTGGGATCCTGGCCGTCAGCACCTATCAGATCCTGATCAAGTGGAAGAAGGGAACCGCGGGCGGGGCGTCGGTCAGGTTCATGCACAAGAATGGGTCAACTGTCCTGAGTGAGGGGTCGCTTTCCACGGAATATACCACGCGCAACACCAACGCGACTCTGATGTCCCTCGGCTCCCTGGCTGGGACAGGATTCACCTACGCAGCGGATTTCGACGAGTTCCAGGCGATTTCCAGCTACGAGTACCCGGAGCCTTCCAGCCTCACTCCGTCGCGCACGATCTACACCCCCTCTGTCACCGTGGCCCCGGCTGTGGCCGTCCCCACCATGACGAGCGTCCGGTATGGGACGTTTACCATGGCCGGGACCACGACCACCCCCATCGTGGCGGTGCCGGTGATGACCTCCGACATCAACGGCGGGTACGCCATGCCCGGCGTCACGGTCCCCGCATGGCCCGCAGTTCCCACCCTGACGGGCGTCATGATCCTGATGGGGGTCTACGCCATGCCCGCCCTCATAGTCCACCCTGTGGTGGTTACTGCGGCGATTCACGGCATCCGGTACTTCAGGCTCTGGCTTCGCAAAGTCGAATGATCAAACCGTAACCGTAGGTCACAGTTCTCGGGGTATAACCTTGGCATGGCATACGACCCGCTGGACATCGAGGGCACGGAGGCCACGCTCTCCGACAAGGAGCTGCGTGATCGGCTGGCCCGCGAGTCCGAGGTCGAGGATGTCAGATGGCTGATGAGCAATAAGAGAGGCCGCAGAATTCTGTGGCGTCTCCTGGATCATTCGGGCGTTTTCCGGCTGAGCTTCACGACCAACGCGATGCAAACCGCGTTCAATGAGGGTTGTCGAAACTTCGGCCTTCGGACGTTGGCGATGATCCAAGCGCATTGCTCGGATCAGTATTCACAAATGCAAAAGGAGAACGTCAATGGCAGAGGATCTACTGGGCCAAGCCGCAACGACCAATGAAGGCGAGGCGTCCAATCCTAACACCGAGGGCACCGCACCGGTCACCCCTCCCGCGGCTGATGGCGGGAAGGCGGACGAAGGCAAACCCCCCGCCGGCGAAACCCCGAAAGAGGAAAAGCCCGGGGACACAAAGCCGGATGGCGCACCCGAGAAGTACGAACTCAAGCCCAAGGAGGGCGGGGAGTTCGGGCCGGAATTTCTCGAGGCCTTTGAGAAAACCGCTCGCGAGCTGAACCTCTCCAATGAGGCAGCCCAGAAGCTGGTGGACGAGATGGCTCCCGTGATTCAAAAGCAGCAGCAGGACCAGATCGCGGCCGTGCAGGCCGGGTGGGTCGATGCCTCCAAGGCCGACAAGGAGTTCGGAGGCGACAAGCTGAAGGAGAATCTGGGAGTCGCGAAGAAGGCGCTCGAGCAGTTCGGCAGCAAGGAGCTGGGTGAGATGCTCACCTCCTCCGGTCTCGGGAGTCACCCCGAGGTGATTCGGCTTCTTTATCGTGTGGGGAAGCACCTCACAGAGGACACCTTCGTCGGGGGTAAAGAATCCAAGCCCGCCGGGAACGACTTCGCGGCCAAGGCAAAGAAACTCTATTCCTAATTCCTGAAAGGAAAATATCATGGCAACGTCTGCGCTGTCCGCAACGAATCTTACGCTGCTCGACTGGGCGAAACGCCTGGACCCCGACGGTCGCATCGCGACCGTGGCCGAGCTGCTCAGCGAAACCAACGAGATCCTCCAGGACGCCGTTTTCAAGGAGGGCAATCTGCCCACCGGGGAACGCGTCGTGATCCGCACCGGGCTGCCCACCGTCTACTGGCGGGCGCTCAACCAGGGGATCCCCAACAGCAAATCAACCACGGCCCAGGTCGATGAAGCCTGCGGTATGCTGGAGGCCCGCTCCGAGGTCGATAAGGATCTCGCGCTCCTCAACGGCAATTCGGACGCCTTCCGCCTGTCCGAGGATTTCGCCTTCCTGGAGGCGATGAACCAGACCGCCGCGGACACCTTGTTTCACGGCAACCCCGGGATCGATCCCAAGAAGTTCCTGGGTCTCGGCCCGCGCTACTCCAGCCTGTCCGCCGGGAATGCGCAGAATATCATCTCTGCGGGTGGCGCGGATGCGTCCACCAACACGTCGATCTACCTCGTCGTGTGGGGCGAGCAGTCGGTGTATTGCCCCTTCCCCAAGGGCTCGCAGGCCGGACTGCTCCACGAGAACCTGGGCGAGCAGACCGTCTACAACTCGGACGGCACCCGGATGCAGGCGCTCGCGACCCGCTACCAGTGGAAGCTGGGGCTGGTGGTCAAAGACTGGCGCTACGTCGTGCGGATCCCCAACATCAACACGGCGCACCTGATCGCACAGAGCAACACCCAGGCGATCACCGCCTCGACGCACATCATCAAGCTGATGGCGCGGGCGCTGTACCGGATCCCCAACCTGAACATGGGGCGGGCCGCGTTCTACATGAACCGCACCGTCCACAGCGGGTTGGCGATCGCCGCGCTGGACAAATCGCAGTACGTCCTGAAGATCGAGCAGGGGCTCTCCGAGTTTGGAACCCCCAGCTCCTGGCTGTCGTTCCTGGGCGTCCCGCTCCGCAAGTGTGACGCGCTCCTCAACACCGAGACCGTGGTGGCCTAACCTTCATGAGGGGCGGAGCGATCCGCCCCTCCTAGTCCCTCAAGGAGGGGAAAACATGATCACCGATAATAATCTGAGAATCAGCGAAGATCAGGTCATCACGCTCAATGCCACGACCGCGCTGTCCACCAACTCCATCGACCTGGGAGTGGCGCGGGATGTGGGCGAGGGCGAGGAGGTCTTCCTCAACACGGCGGTCACCGTCGCGATGAGCGCGGGAACCTCGCTCGAGATCCAGGCCGTCATCGCGGACGATGCCGCGCTCTCGAGCAACCTCGAGGTCATCGGTTCGACCGGGGCCATCCCCCGGGCGTCTGTCGTGGCCGGGGCGAACTTCCCGCTGCGGATCCCGCCCAAGGTGGGCAGCCTCGGGAAGCGTTACCTCGGGGCTCGATACGTGGTCGTGGGCAACAACAGCGCCGGGACCGGCAAGGTCACGACCGATGTGGTCGTGGACATCCAGGACGGTAAGAAGTTCTATCCGTCGGGATTCTCCGTCAGCTAACCCAGGAGGAGGTGACCGATGGCCCGATACAGGCTGCCCGCCCGGACCTTCTTTGAGAATCGCATCGAGGAGGCCGGAGCGATCGTGGAGTACAACGGCAATTTCCCGGGGAGCAATTGGGAGAAGATCCCGGAAGCTCCCCCGCCCAGCCCCCCTCCGGGGAAGGGCAAAGGCAAGTCCTCAAAGGATGACGCCTTCGAGTAAATCATGGGGGCGCGGTTTCCCGCGCCCCTCCTTTCAAGGGGGCCGCGATGAGTTCAGAGGTCGATATCTACAATCTGGCGCTGTCCCACCTCGGGGACACCGCGGCCGTGGCGAGCCCCACCGAGCAGTCGGTGCAGGCGGAACATTGCCGCCGGTTCTACCCGCTCTCCCGGGACACCCTGCTCGAGAAGCACAACTGGAATTTCGCCACCAAGCGGGTGGCGTTGGCCCTGCTGGCCGCCACGTCGGGATCCTGGGCCTACGCCTACGCCGTCCCGGTCGATCTGCTGGCCCCCATCGCCGTGCTGCCTCCCGATACGCCCGATTACATGGCGCTGGCCCCCTACCCGACCGGGTATTACTCCCCTCAGCCCTTCCAGATCGAGCTGATGGCGGATGGGACGAAGGCTATCCTCACCGATCAGGAAGACGCGATCCTGCGCTATTCGGCGGCGATTACGGATCCCTCCAAATTTCCCCCCGCGTTTGTTCTGGCGCTGTCGCATCTGCTGGCCGCGATGCTGGCCGGGCCGATTCTGAAGGGCGACGTGGGCGCGAAGGAAGCGAAAACGCAGCTCTCCTTGGTCGAGCATCTCGTATCCCAGGCGATCCTGGCCGACGCAAATGCTCGGGACATCCGGGTTGAGCATACCGCTCCCTGGATTGCAGCGAGGTAGGTGATGGGCTTTGGACTCGAATGGCACTGCGATCATTGCGCGACGGTGCGGTCAGGGGAGGAGTTTCGGCAGCACGGGGATGACTTCTCTCAGGTTTGCACCTTGTACATCGAGGGCGGCGTGGCATACGTCGCGGGTCTGCTGTCATCCAGGCCCACCTACTTCCCCTGGTCGGAGTTTCGCCGCCTGCTGCGGTCGATGGGGGTAAAGGTGATTAGATACGCCCGGCGAACGGAGAACGGGATGGCGCATCGGGCCGTGAGCCTGTAGAGCCACCGGAACCATTAAACTCTATTTTGTGAAGTGAGGTAGCCATGCGATTCCTGATTATATTCCTTTTCCTCGCCGCTCAGGGGTGGGGGGCGACCGTCTACACCAAGGGCATCGGGGGGACGGTCTACTACCAGTCCGGTGCTACCTCATGCGACGACATCACCGCAGCCGACACCGCCGGGGATCTTGAGGCCGCGCTTGTGGCGGCGGGGGCAAATGGCACCCTCTACGTCTGCGCGGGGACGTACACCGGGGCGATGATTGACGCCGCAGATGGGCTAGATACCGGCGGCAACAATCAGACCATACAGGCCGTCGGATCGGTAACTATCGACATGGGCGCGGTCAATGATATAGCGATGCGCGGCGGGCCGCATACTGGACTCAGGATACGGGGCGCCTCCGCAACCGAGCCCCTCAAAGTGCTTTGTCCGCTGAGCTGG